ATTTTGGTGACCGTTCCCTCCTGGAAACCCACTTTGACGTGAGAACCATCCAGAAGCGCCAGTTGCTTTTGGATTTCCGCAAATCCCAAGTCTTTATCTTTGACAACAGCACGCATTGATCACCGTGAAATTTGGAGGTAAATTCGTCACTGTCGAGCCAATGACGGTTCGCTTGATCAGATCCTTGTAGAGGCGCCCATATTGGGTCGCATTCAAGATGGAGGAATCAGGAGAGATAGCCAGCCCAATAGTGAGCTCTCCCTCTGTCAGGTTAGTAGCTACTCCCGTTTGGGGACTGGTTTGCAGTTGGAGCCAATGAGCCAAAAGATAGACGTAGGCCAGCACTCCGCAGCAAGATAGAACCTGTTCATTGACTTGGCATCTGAGCAACCCAATCATGGTGTTGTAGTTTGCCAACTTCGTGGGGTCGGTCGTATAGAACTGAGGAGCAATAACAAACAACGTATCAATGATCGTTTGACTTGGTATTGGATCCGAAATGCTCATTTTCCTCTTCCTCCGCTTGGTGCGAAATTTTATGGAGTTGCTTTTTGGCTGCATCTACGACTTTTTCACGGCCATCCTCATCGACGATTCGATTCAGATAAGCGTGGTCGTAAATTTGAGGGATGAGTTTCATCATCTCCTTAACCGACTTCTTGCCATCTGCCTCTTTGTCTGGCGATTCGGGAATAATGACGATGATTCCTTCTTCGACCCTATGCTGAAATAGAGGATGAAGGAGGAGGGCTTTGAGTTCGCCCTCCGGAATCTCATTGATCCCTGGCATCAGGCGGCTGGTGAAGTTACAATAGTAGACGTTCTTACCGTTGTACTTGACGAGAGCCATTAGATTCCCTCCCCGATGGACAATGAAAGTGGGTAGTAGATGATGATCCCACCGTAGCGAGATTCGCAGTTGATGATGAACTCAAGACCTCGCTCTTGAGGCGGATATTGAGTAAATGGCATCGGAATCTCCATCGTGAGCTTATCGGGATTCTTCTCGTAAGCGATCATGATGTCGACACCTCCAGGACCGGCACCCTTCAATTCAGGCACCCAGTCAACAGTTGTGATGAAGGGGTTATTCTGAATGAAATATTCCAAAATCGTCGTATCGCTGTTTGCTGAACGAGGAGTGGAAGAGATCAAAGTGTACTGATCGATAGGAAGAATCAGCGTATTGGGCATCTCGACCCCATTGGTGAGGCCCACGATGCCGTTGGATAGCTGGTTCATATCGCGCAGAATTTGATCGGGTGTTTTGGTTGTCCAAAGAGTAGAGCCCCCAGTTCCATCGGCAGGCACAGAAGCCGCTGGAATATTTGGGTTGTTGGTTAACCCCAAGATATTGGAGGCATTATCGCCAAACCAGGCAAGCCGATTGACCTTTTGGTCATTGGCCCTTCTGGTGGCATTGGCCTGACGTTGCGTCAAGCTGCGGCCTACAAACATTGCTGCTCGAATCTCCTGCATCGAGTAGCCATAGCTGGCTCCGATTGATTTCACAGGAGTGATGAATTCCTTACCGCGAATGTCGCATCGAGGAAAATCATCGGCATAACTCGAAATGATTCGAGCAAGACCGGTTTCTTCAAACGATTGATAAGTGATCGATTCCGCCCCCGGGCCAGCCTCTGTGCTCACAGGAATGAGCTTGATGGCTTTGAGGGGAGGGAACTCAATGTCGTACGACTTTGATTTTATGTACTCGAGCTCACGAGCAAAGAACGCAGTCTCTGCCGAGTCGAGATTTACGGTGACAATTTTATCCATTTTACCTTCTCCTTAGTTCGGCAAGTTGATTTCTAACGTTGCAACAGCGCCAGCAGTCGCTCCCACCGTGTACCTTGCGGTTGGCAGTGCGATCGCACGGCCCCCATCTGAATCGGCGCGGAAACCGCCAGGAAGCAAAAGACCATTAGCGGCAAATCTCCAATAGACAGGGCTGTCGCTAGTCAAATTTTGCTCTGCTGCCACATAGACACGGCCTCTTGTCAAAAGAGAGACGCAATCGCCTTGGAAATAAATCGGATTTCCAAAAGAACCGAGAGGGTTCAATGGGTTCGGTTTATTTTGCGTTCTTGCACCCACTCCATAAAAGGTGTCCTGGGTTGTGTTAGTGATCGTTGCTGTTGCTTGCGACGCGCCGCCTGTGACTACGAACGAGTTCACGATGGCGACATTTCCCTCTGTAGCTGTGACCGTTAGGGTGTGGCTATTGGGATCGCTCACGACTGCGGAGGCAATCTGAGGCTGGGCTAAAATCGCTGCTGCAATGGCGTTCATTGTGGCAGCGCTAGAGGTTGCAAAGTTGATCGGCGCAAGCGCAACTCCATTGATGCTGACGTTAATCACGTTGCCCGTGACGAGGTCTGCATTGATGACTGTCGTTGAAAGATTGGACTGAGGCAGGCGAACGACGTAATCTTGACCGATTACTTTCGCAAGGCCGAGCCCAACGTTAAAATTCTGAAATGCGATCGGAGAAAGGACGTTTCTAAAGCCGGAATCGGCTAAAAGACCTACGCTCCCGACATCCATTAAAAAGGGATAGCTTAGTTGTGGCATGGTATTTTACCTCCTGGCTTGAAACCATTTTTCATCTTGTCGATCATCGCCTGGCGAGCTGCAGCCGAGTCAGCAGGTTGATGATCCATTTTCGTTCTGTATTCAACAGGTGTCGCAATGACTTGAGATGGCGCTGGAGCCATATCTTCGAGAAGAGCATCAAATCTCGCCTGAATGTAGATCGCGCTCTTGCCATCGAGGTTCGCGTTCTTTTGACGCGCCTTGATGACCTCTTTCTTGATTTCCAAATCAGACATGTCGTCGATCTTCGATAGAGCCCGCGAATCCAACACACCCTCTGCAATTTTTTGGAGTTTGACCCGCTCTTTGACCAGCGTGCGAATCCGTGCAGAGTCCATGTTGTTGTATTTGTCGTTCTCTCTTTTCTCTTTATCTTCTGGCTTCATGGGAACGCGTTCCCCATTGGGAGCTTTCACAGGAGTTTCATGGGTTGCATAAGGATTTTCCTTAGACATGTAGCCCACTTCTTTCTCCTCTTTTTCTTCCGCCTCGTCCTCTTCTTCCTCGAGTTCGTTGTCCCCATTTTTTATGGAGCTCAGTTCTGCAGATAGCTTGTCTTTTTCTTCAGCTAATCTGCTTTTTTCTGCCTCGAGATTCGCGATACGGGCAAGAAGCTGCTCTACGCGCTCAGCTACGTTGTCCTCCATCAGAACCTCGTCATCATCAATCTTGATTTTCCTTTTAGCCATGTTGGCCTCCTCTATTAAGATTTCTTCTGCATCAGCGCTATCTAGAGCGATTCTTGCTTCGCTGCCAGCTCTCGCATTGTCCACAATGCTTAGGTGGTTGTACTTGATATTGGTTTGACGGAAGTTGTAGAGCTGGCCGTTATAGCTGCCCTCTTCCGGGATGAGATCGACGGTGTATCCTAAAGAAAGTTCCTTGCGGTTTCTTTCAGTTACATCCTTCACACTGGCAAGATCTGTAATGACCAAGTTGGAAAGGACGTAATCTCCGTCTTGAGTGACTGTTTCCCCTGTGTATCCGATGGCCAGACGCTTGGCGTTTTCCGCCGTGACAAGACGCTCTTCTGGATGCCCATTCGTCACAGGAATCATTTTCATGCTATCGAGGCTATCGACTTTGAACACCTCATCAGGATGGCGTAATTCTTTTCGAACCGTCCCATCCGGATTTTTATAAAGAAAAACACCAGAGCGAGTGACGATCGCATTGGCTTTGATGTACCCTTCATCGGTGATGAAGGCATCGCCTTTTACCTGTCCTCGATCAAAACGAGCTACATCGTTTAACTTCATGTTCTACCCAAAAACACAACATTTTAAATTCTAGTCGGTTGGTTAGCTGGATGGTTGGATAGATGGGTGTATGGATTGTTGGAAAGCTTGTTTTCTGGAGTCTAAATATCCAAAAGTCCTTCAAGAACAGGAACGGCTACACATCGGCAATTGATGTCAGTTCCCGGATGGCCAGAATCTTTCGGTGGGTCATCCCAGCGAAACTTCTTCCCATCATGGGCTCTATGGGTAGGCCGCACTCTTTCGTCGCCCGCCGTTTGCCAGATGTATTCTTCGACACCCAACTCTTGCTGCCTAAGCTTAGTCAGGCTCGCATTCAATTTTGATGTCTGGTCCCTCGCGATCAAATTCGCGCGCCGTCTTGTGATTCCGAAGCGTTCTTGGATATTTTGAGTCATTGAGTGAAATCTGCTGCCTTCCTGCAACCCTCGCTCGATGATCTGTGCGACCTGCTCGAGTTCTTGCGCCGGAAGAGAGCGGATTAATTGAGCATTTTGGCTTCCAAACAGCTTTAACTGATCCTGAAGCCAAGGCTGGTCGATAAAAATATCAATTCCAAACACGGAATTGGTAATCCTCTCGAACTGCCTTTTATTGTACCTGGCGATCTGTACGCCAATTATTTTCGATTCCGCTATAGTCTCTTCAACTTTACCCTTTATAGCTTGTATTACAGAATTTATCAATCTTTTTAGTGTGTCAGAAAAA